TAATTGTTGATGCAGTTCCCGCGTGAGAATTGTAAGCATGAATGCTAACCAATTTACACTTTCCTGAATTTACCAATGCGCTTGCCGTAAGGACCCCGCTTGTTCTACAACCTGCTACCATATTATCACCTTTGGGTTTCCCCGTAAAGATGCTAAAGGTCTGTTGCCTTTAACGGTTACTCTGCGGAATCGCCTTCAGTTTCTTCAACTTCAGGTTCTTCTTTGGGAGTTTCTTTAGGGAGAATTGCTTCTTCGACCTTTTTCTTAGCCCGACTACCCAATGATTTCTTTGGAATAGTAAATTCTTCTGTGAAATTTTCACCGTGAAGTTTCTCTAATAGTCGCTTTTGGCCTTCACTAAGATTATCAAAAGTATCATCAGAATCAAATTCAATAGTAAGGGTATCAATCCCATAATATTTCATTGCAATATCTGTTGGTAATTTTTCAGACGATTGGCCAGCCTTTAGGGAGAAATGTTTCCCCCTAAAAGCCGGTCCACCTGTATGTGTGACTTTTGCCACTTAATCACCTCAAATGAGGCCCCAAACTCGTACTCTTACTGCACAAGTTGGGTCGCCATCATCTGCGACTGTTGCGTTTGTACCATCTAAACTTGTAAAGATAAGTGCAATTGAGGTAGATGATTCATAACCACCTGTTGCGCTAGTCTCAATACCTGCAAGTCGAGTATTTCCGCCTTCTGTACCACAAATTGTTGCACAATGAATTGTAGTCAATCCAAATT